ACACAATCATCCCCATTGTTTGCAAGACTTGCCCGCACACCAATGAGTTGAAGGTAACACCAAACAATGGCACACATGATAAAGCTATTCCCTAAGCTTGTATTCATGTCACCAGAACCTCGACCACCCTTCACGTGGTAGGTTATTTTTCCATCAAAGCAGTAAGCAACACCCTTGCTTTCCAACTGCCATGATAGCAATCGTTTCAGTTCTTTTGATCGGAAGATTGTGTTGTATAGCGAGTGTTCAAACTTCAGCATGCCTATATCCACTGACGCATCAAATCGTGAAGCGTCCAGTCCCACTGCCACAGGATCCAAATACTTTCCCCAAAGCTTAGCCATTTCTGAGCCTGATTGTTGTGCATTCAATCCCTTGAATACTACATAGTCTTGATTGAAGACTTTGGCTATTGCTCTGAAGATTCGTTTCTCTTGAGGTTTCAAATACCGTCCTATAGCAATGTTGTAACGTCGATCACGCGGCTGAATGCAGCGTGGACTTTTGTTGACTGGGACCTTCTCCACTTTCATGAAGGTTGTGTAGATTGCATGAGCTCGCCTCACCCCATTCTCCAAGAAGTCATCGAGTACTTGCTCGTATAGTGTCCGTTTACGTCACTTGTAGAGCTCAACAAACTCTCCTGCTGTACAAGGTTCGCAAGTGTGACCCATAGCGCGCACCACTCGCAGTTTGAACTCCTTCAAAACGCTGTTATAGTGACCGTAACTAAGACAGCGCCTACGTTGCAGATTCCCTCCAATCTTAGCGTAAATCATACGCTCCAAGATTGCTGCACACGTAGTCATAACATCAGCGGCATTGGTCTTAAGTGTCCTTTCACCACCGGCGACACCTTCAACCACATACACGGCCCGCTCTTTCTCCACTTCCCATCTCCAGTTGATGGCCAACCCAGCGTACGATGGGTCTTCTTGACGTAGAACCTCCCAACTACTCTCTGAGGGTCTATGTTTAACTGATGGCACTTTACACACACCATGTACGCTGGCACCAACCTTCACTGGGCACCCCTACCAACCAAAGGAGCGCTTTAGTCGTGATATCCACCTATCCAACCGACTTAGGTACTCCTCATAGCGGTCGTGTACGAGTTCTGCCATTGCTCCCTTGACCATTCCTGCAGTCATCTCCTCCACTGTAGGTTGGAAGGTCAAAGCAACAATGTATGGCAAATCACGGATACGGTGGGTAGGTCGGACACCGTGTCTCTCCATGATTCTATTCGCATACAACCACACTGCCTTAGTGTTCGCTTCAGTTGGGGTGGGTGTCCCAAACTTACACTTGCACTCATCCAAAACAGCTTTCGCATAAGGTATCCGCAATAGATATGGAACCACACGTGTTGCTTTTGCTTCCAACGGTGGTGTCACATCTATGAACCCCTCGGTACTCTGCTGTGTTGGGACCTCAACTTCTTGAGGTATTTGTGCCACCGGATTAGGGTGGACTTCACCTTCGTTCACGGATTCTGTGGGAGAGTCAG